GTCCAATTCATCTTGAAGACGATGGCGCTCATGAAGTGTGGCAACAGGATCAATGGTGCCGTCAGCATGTTTAACAAACTTGTCATTAACAGAAGAGGTAGGCGTTGGAACAACAGCAACTTCAGTGACATTATAAACACGCATACTAATATAAACAGGAACAGGCGTTGCAGTTGCAGTAGTGAACTTCAAAAGAACATAAGCATTAGGGTTACAATTAACTGGTATCTTCATAAGAAAACTCGCACTAACACGAGTGGCAACACCAGTGGCACCAGAGTTTGCAAGGTTAGCAAAAGAATAATTGGCACCAATACCTTGATCAACACCAGCGCTCGGATTGGTGATGCCAACGGAGCTGTACTCAGTAAAATTGGCATAAACAGAGCCAGTCGCAGCAATAGAGCCATCACCAGCGTTGAAAGCAGTGCCTGTAGCTTGAATGTCAACACGCCAATATTGATCACAGGGTGAATAATCAGAATAAGTGTCACCAGTCAAGTTGTTCCAAGTTTGAAGAGGGTAAAGACGCGTACCAGTGGCTGAAGCCTCAAGATAAGGCTGCAAAGCAAGGGCTTTATCCCAGACATTGCCAGGGGAAGCCGTACCGAGCCAGTTGAGGTTGGTGGCAGTATAACCAATAGCACCATTGAGGAAGAAATACCCTTGATTAGGAACAAGCGAAATACCAGTGGCAATACGAAAAGAAACAGACCACTTGAGATAGAGAGTGCCAACACTAATAGAATTGAAAGTAGTTGAATCGTTAGCACAAAGCACAACAGCGCGACCAAAATAACGCATATGTGGATCAGTGGTATTAGCAGACGAATTGCACCAAAGCCAACCATCGTTGACGACATCATAAAAATTGTCAACTGACCAAGGCTCGAACGCCTTGGCGACAATAGCGCCTTTCTGATTGAGGGCATTCTGCAAAGCAGTGGAAGTAGCAGTGAGAGGCGCAGGATCATCAGTGACATCGACATCTATATAAGCGGCAATGGAAGGAACAGTGACAGAACCACTAGCGCCAGTAGGGGCATCAGAGGTGGTCGGATCACACTGAAGTTCAAAATTATCAATCTTATATTGCTCGTACATTTGTGCAAAACGAGTGACTCGAGACAAAATGCCACCGAAGTTGACACCCAAAGGCTGGTTATAAAGGACAGTACCAGTAACGAAGGTGCCTCCAACGGCGACAGGAGTAGGAATGGGCCCAATGTAATCGGTACCAGAAACACGGACACCATCAGAAGTTTGAGTAACCTTGATGGGTTGGCCATAACGACAACCACCAGCATAGACAGAATTAGAACCACCAGTCATATTAGGGCCAGGGTTTTGAGCTTCACCGATACGTTCGGTTGGTTTCTTGTAATCGGTGGAAGGACCACCACCCCACTCTGGAGGGTCAACATGGCCAGGGGGCATGTACATGGAGCCACGGCCACCAGGCTGATCAACAACATGGCCCTTATCATGACGAGGAGGTTCAACGGGCTGAGAGGGCTCATCATGCGTATCATGGGCTGCACGCCAATCGTGATATTTGCGATCACGCGAATGATTCCAATGCCAGGGAGCTTCAGTTTGACCATTAGGGGTACCAGGTTCATGCTCCCCATTACGGTGCCACTCGGCGTCAGTTCCATCAGCATCAGCAACTCCGCGAGTGTTGCCACGAGCATCACGAGTCTCCCAACCAACGCGCTTTGTGCCAGGATAATAAAAGTACTTGCCATCAGGATCCCAATCATCACCACGAACACGCTCATGCGCACGTCGAGGAGGGCCTTCACCAGTATAGCCAAGTGTAGAATCAAATTTCCAAGGATAGGAGGGTGTCTGGATAGAACGATCACGACCCAAGGCTTTGAATGTGAAGCCTGCAGCAGCAAGCTGACCCTTAAGAATGGAGAGGGGATTTCCCTTGAGTCCACTCAAAAGAGACTCAACTTTGTTGAGCCATATAAGATCAGCCAGACGTTGAGGCATACGTGTATAGTCATAGTCGTGCTCCTTGAAAGTTTCATCAAGCGCATCAAGCGCAGGAACATCCCAGTTGGGGTTAGAACCAAACTTTCCACCACCGTAACCAGGACCACCCCAATTACCATGGAAGTAAAAGGAATACTTGGAAGGATCAAACCAATCACGCCAGGTACTAGAAGTGGTTGGACCAGGGTTGGAGGCCTCACCAAAACGATTGGAGTCAAGTTTAGGTCCGCCTGGCGGATTAGAGTTGACGAACCAATTCGACCAAGAACCAGCACCAAGCTGCATATTTTTCAACTTGCCAAGGTTGCGACAATGCAAATAACCATCAACATGCTCAGAGACGGCCTTGAAACCAGACATTTTGATACCACATAAGGCACAAGCATACTGGGAGGGTGAACCAGTAGAAGAAACAAAGGGAGGGAGGCCTTCAGAGGAAAGAACCTCACGAACAGTCGGAGTTTTAGATTCAGGCAAAGGATCAGGGTCAGTGAAAGGATATAAATAAGGTTTATACACAACAGGATTTTCAGATTTAGTACCACAGTAACAACAAAAGGTAGTAGAAATAGATGCGCCACACTTGCCACAAAACATTGATGAATAAGAATTTAAATGGGTATTGTTTTACGCTAGCAACCCATTAAGCAGCATAGGCACACTCATAGAAGAGTGGCAAAACATCAACGAATATGTCAAAGAGGGGGCGATCAGTAACGCACTCATGGCCAAGCCACAGGTGCATGAGTTCACGGTCAGATAAATAACAGTCAAGAACAGACAAACAAGTCAAACCTGTAACAGAGTCAATCATAGAAGGATCACACGTACGGAGCTGTTTGGAAGTGAGATCAAGGAGCTCATTGATATCAACCATCAATTCCTCATTCCAAAAGCAAATATTGCGCAGGCCACACAAACGAGCATAGCGATGAATAGGCGAACTAACATGATGGAGAATTGAACCACGAATCTTATTGGTGTCTGGGACAGGAACATAAACACCAGAATAGCATCGTGTGGCCATATTCAAAAACTTCAAATCAGTGGCGAGAAGTGGATTAGGATATTCATTCCGAAGTTCTAACCCTAGTTCCCTACTCTTGCGAAGGATATTACCAGGTGTGAGAACAGAAGCAAATGAATCAGACATGGTGACAGTGTTGTCGTCACCATACATAGCAGCGGCAATATTAGCCTTGAAAACTTCATAAGTGAGTGTAATACCCTGCTCCTCAAACAGTTCAATGGCGACCATGGCAAACAAAAGATACAGACATAAAGTATTGTCAACCACGGTATTAGGAGACCCAGACGGATTGCCACTACGCTTTTGGAAAATCCAACCACCAGGGAGAACACACCTCCCGTGTATTATGTCATCATAAATACGATCAAGATAAGGAGCAGCCCATGCCGAACCAGAGGCGAGACAACTCTTGCGAAAACGAGCAACCATTCGCAAAAGGCGCTGAGCTAGAGACGAGTCATA